TAATACGCTGCCTTTGGTAATTTGTAAGGTATTGTCTGTGCTAGTAGCTGTGTCAATAGTGCCGCGTGCATTACCTGCGGCATTACTATAGATGATCGTGCCATCATTTACGTAAATGTTAATTTGCCCAACTGAGTTAACTGCAGCTGTAACACCAGGAATAAGCGCGGCATTGATGTTAGTCACAGCTGAACTAACAGTAGTTCCGGACATGTTCACTGTGTTACCGTTGATGATCAATTTGCTACCTGCTGTGATTGTTGGATTTGATGCTGTGCCACGCACTGTAGCAACTACTGATTTCCAACTGTCACTACCTACTAATGCCCATGAGTTATCATACCCCTTATAATAGATCGGATTGCTTGAACTTGTGGCTACTACTGCGTAATCACCGATAGCACCAAATGATGCTAGTGGAACACCGCTGGTTAAGTAAGCTGTATTTGTAATAACCGTCGGTACTGTATATGTAAATCCTTCTTCTTCAGACCACTCGTAAATACCCCAGTTAGTGTTTGTAAGATCTAACCAATACAAACCATCAGCAGGAGTTCCTGTTGGGCGGATGCTGGTGCCTTCTAATTGGCTTAGGTTAACATTGGCACGTTGGACGTATAATACATTAGTAACCCCTAATGCGCTGTAGGCTGCTAATAAACCATATTCGTTTATTTCGCTGCCATTAACTGGATTACCTGCCGCATCAAGTTCAAAATTTGGATTACCGAATAAGTTGACGAGATCACGTTGGCTAGTAACTGTGACTAGTTTTTCAGCATTGACCATTGTTGTGCCAGTGGCCACTGTGCCACTTGGTGATAATTTGTCTTGTCCTGTAGCAACGAGAATGTATGCGATTGACCCAGCTGCTGTTGAAGTGTATTGGCTTTGGTCGATTACTGTGACCTGAACGCCTGGAGATATTAGTGCCATAGTATAGTATTCCTTTTAAATGATACTTTAAACTATTTATAGATATTTGGCAATTTTGGTGTCGTAAGGTGCCCTTTGAAAGGTTCGCTTGTTACAGTAAGATAAATAGGTATATGGAATACCGTAAAATATGTGAAATTTGTGGTAAAAAGCCCGTTGCAGTCAACTATAAGATGCATGGTAAAATTTACTATAGGACCCGCTGTGATACCTGTATTAGAAAGAAGAAAAATCTACCAGCACCTAAGCCTCGTTGGCTATTAGAAGGCTACAAAAAGAAACCACACTGCGAAAAGTGTGGCTTTAAGGCTAAACTAAAACAACAATTATTTGTCTATCACATCGATGGTGATCTAAACAACAATAGTGTTTTGAATCTAAAAACAGTCTGTGCTAATTGTCAATATGAAATCGCCCAAGAGGGTTTAGGATGGCGTCAAGGCGATCTGACACCCGACTATTAGTGATGTTAATTTCAATTTGATTGTATAGTTCGTCTAGTGAACCGTCATTGTTCAGCACTATATCGAATTTCTGTCCAACCCAAGCTGTTTCACTTGCATGGATATCTAACTTTTCTATATTATGTTTGCTCAAGGCCCAGTTCATATTATGGCTAGGACCCTTATTCATGCTACGTGCATCTGCAAACCACGCAGGTTCAGGACCACGTTTGATACGTACAACCTTACCTCCTGCGTTGTGTATGGCTTTGATCTCATTTGGAAAGCGACAATCTGTTATGACTACATCATCAGTTGACTGGCGTAGGCGATTTTCTAAGCTGGCTACCCACATGTCATCATGGAATCCTTTGCGGATTACTTCAGTTCCCCAATACTGTAGAACCCAACGTGGAGTGATTTCCTGCTTTAGGCGCTTGCTCCACCATTCATCTTTGGTTTCTCTCCATTCTCTGCTTTGTTTACTGCGACCTTCTAGCATGTCTCTATCCCAACCAAAAACCTGTGCTACAGCATCTTTTAGACTGTTAGCAAAGCTCTCTCGGCGGAACCCATAGAAATTAACCAGATAATCTGCGACTGTGTCTTTACCACTTCCGATAAAGCCCACGATACCTATGATTTGACTCATTGAAATCCCCTTGATTGATATTACTATATTACAAGAGTTTAAGCTAGTTGTCTAGAAGTTTTTAACCAGTTATCCAAGTCAGTGGCATGCTACCATCAACATAATTCCTTATATCTTCATCAAGTTTGACTAGTAGCTCGTTGCCTTCTTGTTTGAGTGCTGTACCGTTTAGCGTAGTTCCACCACCCGGGCCGGCGATCGTAGCAAATTTTTCACGTGCATTGCCTACCGCTATCAATACAAATGCTAGAGCATAGTCCTGTATCCAAGGGAATGTGCCTGGATCATTTAGAAGCATGATATCTGGTTTATAGTTGTCTAGGTGTAGCAATACACTTTCTGCTTGATTCTCATCAAAGTTGGCGCCTTGATTTGGGATCTTACGGACTAGGGTAAGTTTTTTGGTTACCTTGTTCCATGTAAAGTTGATATATCCACCAAACATGGTCATGGCCAGTTCTTGATATCCTGTGAACAGTTCATAGCTGGCTAGTCCGCCAACACGTCCTGCTACTAGCATATAGGTATTTAGATAACCTGATGCAAAAGGTTCAAACTGGCTGGCAGTTGTGCCCGATACGCTGCCAATACCACGGCGAAACATTGCACGGACATTCATGATTTCATTGGGTAAGATATATTCTTGTGTTTCAGGATAGATGTCTAAAAACGCATAGCTTTCTTCTACGCTGTTGGCTGAACGTTGGCGATAGCGGATCAACGCTTGTTTGATGCCCATTTCATAGTGATCACTGTCAGCTTCAACATCGATCATCTGATCACCCATTCTCAAGCGTATATAATCTTTGATTAGATTCTTTTGGCTGTCTAATGATGTTAGCTGTGCTATTAAATTAGCATCAAAAGCAATATGTCCAGCACCTGTGCCTGCGTTAGCACTGAATAGAGATTCTGTAGTAAGGCTTAGATTGGCGGTTAGATTACCGGTTGGTGATACGTTTGCTGGTAGTTCAGACATGTAAATTATCCTGTTATCGTGTATTTATTATCGACAACAGGATAAGTTTGGCTTTACGCTACCTTGAGGGGATTAGGTTTTTTGAATCTTTCTTAAATTATCGCAGGTCTGCTGTATCTTAGCATAAACTTCAGGTGAGTTGAACTCACCATCATCTGCTTGTTCTAATTGCTTGTAATGTCCGCAATAGTAATCAATTATTTCTGTTCTCAACTGTCGTGCTTCTTGGCTTACTGGTTCATGTGCCAGTGCCAGTCCGATTATTACCAATGCAGCTTCTATTTTCATTGTATTTTTAGTAGGATAGTATCAGCGTTGATACGCCCATTAAGTTTAATTTCGGTTGTTTTGATATTTTCTAAGAACTTACGTAGTTCTACTTTATTACTAGCCAAGAATGCTTTAACCTGTTCTTCGGGTTTACGCAGAGTTTTTTGTGTACTCTTAGTTTCACTGAATCCTGTGATAGTTGTGCCTTTAACTCCAAGCACACCACCTTGGTCTTCTGCTACATAACGACCTAGTTTACGATTTTTAACGTTGTAGACCCATAACTGTTCAGCACCAACGATGTCCACAGGATTGATCGATACCAGTTTCATTCCAGCATCTTGTTTAAGATATTTTAAACTACGAACTAGTTTTTCTTTAGCTGGCGGCTTACGGACTGAGGCTTTTTTAGTAGCTTTCTTAGTTTGATTGTAAGCAGTTAGGTCAGCAAATAGTTTATCATAGAAAGCGTCATAGCGTTTATAGTCTGCGGCTTTCATATAGCTATAGGCATCTTTAAGATCTTCATCTTTGGTTGTTCTTGCTTCACGCACTTCTGCACAGCGTGGTTCAAATACTGCTGATATCTTGCCAATCAATACCTGTGGAACATTGTTTTTAATCAAATATTCATAGGCTTTAGGATCTATAGTTTCACCTGTGTATAGAGCATCTTCAAGCATTTCAAAATAAAGGATATGCTTTTTAGCTACTTCATTCATACGATCCTGTATCGTTGGAATATACACTTCTGCTTTCTTTACTTCTGGCTTAGCTTCAAAGTCTTCGTCGTTATCTGCTTTTAATGTTAGCACACGCTTAACTGCATCGAGGATATATTCTACATGGCGATCACGTAATGGCATGCCACGCTCATGTGCTTTGATCAAGGCACAAACAGTAAATGGTGTAAGACAGTCTGCACTGCGTTGATAACGATCAATAGTGTTTTTGTCTAGTTTATGAAGTCCTTGTTCACCTTCATGTTGGCGTAACCATGCTACCACATATTTTTTAAGATCTTTAGTGCTGTAATAGTAATTATAATAACGAAAACTTTGGCGTAGATGATGGTCAAATTCTTCATTTGAAAAAGTTAGGGCGCGATCATAGTCCCAGATGGGTTCATTGCCTGTATATTTTTCATCAGCGAAATTATTACTGCTGACTTTTGCTTTCTTTTTCATGCCATCAATCTTAATTGCCATGCTAGTTCCTTAGTTAATTATTTAATTATACAGAATTTATTTCATCTGTCAACTAATCTGGTTGTCCGTCATCTTCCAGGACATGGACTGCAAGAAGTTCTTTTTCTAACTCACGCTTGACTTGTTTATAGGCCGCACGTTCCCAGCTGTCTAGATCATCCCAATTCTCTTCCATGCTGTTTAGGGCACCAAAAAGGTTGCGATGTCCATATTCTTCACCGTGCCACTGCACGATACTATAGGCTTCTTCTATTTCCATATATACAGGTGTTCCCATATTATCGCTCCAATCTAAACTTCATGAGATATTTAGCGGCTTCTGTTAAATCTTTCACCGGCTCTACTGTGTCCAGCAACATCACATGGCGTGATAGCTGTAGGATACGTTGGGCACGGAACAGGCGTTCATACTTACTTTCGCCGGGATAGGGTTGACTCCATTTATATTTGTTCATTCTGTGGCCTCAACTGCTGATTTGAAATCTGTATCCCAAGCTGTCTCTGGCGAGTAAGCCACCGGAGTGGCCATAATTTCTTCTAGGGTTTTACCGGCGGGTGATGCAGGATGTATCGTGGATTTTTTACCACGATCCAGAGTATAAGCCCAGGCAAGCACCATTACCAATAATACTAGGATTATAGTAGACTTGCTATCTAACAGTTTTTTAATAAAATCATACATTTAGTCACTCCTTTATTAAGTGTATTATACTATCTTTTGGTTGGTTTGTCAACCAGAAAGTAAGACACCAAAAGTCAGATACTGCTCATAATGGGCTATTTCTTTGTTAGTTTCTGCCAATAATTCCCTGTGTTTTTGGGTTTGTTTTCCCTGCCTACGGCAGTTGATTTCTTCTTCTGATAATTTTTTAACCATTGCACCTATAGCGTCGCTCATTTTGAGCATGTCATTGGTATGTTTTTTCATTTTATGTGCAGGTGCTTCTAGTTCAATTTGAACCTGTGCCCAATCTAAACTTTGAGTAATTTCAGCCATAATACAGTATAACACATTTTGGTGTAGTTGTCAATGTCGATAAATACTAGATAATAGGATCTATGCATGCCACGTTTAAGTTTATATCGTCCAGAAAAGGGCAACGACTACAAGTTTTTTGATCAACGTATGAGTGAAATGTTCACCGTTGGTGGAGTTGATGTCAACATACACAAATATCTAGGACCCATAACACAGGGCAATGTCAGCATGACTGAACCCGGTGGTGCTACTACCTTATTAGGTATCCAGGATCTCTTGTTCTTAGAAAATCGCGATCGCAAGTATGATACCAGCATATATACCATGCGAACAATCTATCGCATCAACGACAACGATTTTGATCTTACACAGTTTGGCCTATTCCTAACTGGTGACACCATGTTCGCCGTGTTCCACTTGAACGACATGATCGACACCATTGGGCGCAAGATCATGGTAGGTGATGTTATGGAACTGCCAAATCTCAAAGACTACTATCCTTTAGATGATAGCCTACCTACCGCACTCAAACGCTACTATGTGGTCAATGATGCTACACGTGCAGCAGAAGGATTCGCACCAACTTGGTATCCACACCTATGGCGTGTTAAACTACAACCTCTAGTAGATAGCCAAGAATACAAAGATATCATTAACAATATCAAAGCTGGTGAAAACACTGACAATACCCTAGGTGAAGTCCTAAGCACATATCAAAAATATATTGACATCAATGATGCTATCGTTAGCCGTGCTGAACAGGATGTTCCTGCCAGCGGATATGACACTAGTTCAATTTATACCTTACCAGTAAATGCACAAGGGTATCCGGGTGATCCAGAAGGATTAGATGCCAGTGATGTCAGCGATGATGCCAGCGATGTGTTAGATGACGCAAGCTCAGCGACATTGACATCTGTTAAGAAAGTGGAAGGATACTTGACTGGAGATGGTTTACCACCGAATGGTGCCAATATTGCAGCTGGTATAGCATTCCCATATAGTCCAGGAGTTGGTTCCTTTTATCTACGTTTAGACTATGTTCCTAATAGACTATTCCGGTACGATGGACGTCGTTGGGTCAAAATAGAGGACGCTGTGAGAACTAATCTTACACCAGGATCAACCAATACCACACAACTAAGTGGATTCGTCAACGACACCAACAAGTTCATGAGCAACAGTGTTGCTTGGGACGCTATACGTATCAGCAGTGGTGCATATACACCTGCGGCTAATGCTTGGACATTGTCATTCAATGTTACCACAGGTAACATAGTAGTCAAAGTTCCGTATGTCAACACCTATGGTGCCAAGACCTATATCAATGGTATCAAGATTATAAATACCATCAGTAACAGCAGTGGTAATATCAGGATCACAGTAGGCAACACCTATGTCAATGGTGATCTATTAGAATACACAGTTTACGAACATGTGATCAACGAACGTCAGAGCTTGAGCCAAGCCCTGCGTCCTTCAGCGGATAACATATAATGGCGGCCTTACAACAATATTTTTATGATGCGCAGATTGAGCGTTTCCTAGCACAGTTCATACGCATGATATCAGGATTCCAGGTTGAATTTGGTCAGGATCGAGAGGGCAATAAAACTCTACAGCGTGTACCTGTTTACTATGGTGACGGTAGCCGCCAGGTCGCAGCTATTATTAATAACATGAGTGAAAACGCCTTACCAACTACTCCGGCTATGACTGTTTATATCAATGGTGTCACATATGATAGAGATCGTGTGCAAGACCCTACATTCGTTGGCAAGATGAGCATTCGTCAACGCTATTACAATGAAGACACACAAGAGTTCGAAAATCGTCAAGGCAATGCTTTTACTATCGAACGCAGCATGCCTGTGCCATATACCATCGATCTAAAAGTAGATATCTGGACCAGTAATACCAAACAGAAACTGCAATTATTAGAACAGCTTATGGTATTGTTTAATCCTGGGATGGAAATACAGTCAACAGACAACTACATCGATTGGACCAGTTTAAGCATCGTTTACTTAGAAAGCCCGTCATGGACCAGTCGTAGTGTTCCGATCGGCACCGAAAATCCCATTGATGTCGCTACCTTAACATTTAAATTGCCTGTATGGATCAGTCCACCGGCCAAAGTTAAGAAACTTGGTGTTATTGAAAAAATCATCGCCAGCATACATGATGCAGATGGTAATCTCAGTGATGCAGTATTAAATGATACTAACCTACTAGGCACAAGGCAATACTTTACTCCTCTAATGTATGGCGTGTTACTAATTGGTAATCAGCTGACTTTATTAAAAATGGAAGACGTTGAAACACCACGTGAACCAACGCTGAGCACACCAACCAAAGTTGGCACTAGAGACAGTTGGCCAAACTTAATCAATGTTTATGGTTATATCAAGAATGGTATTAGCCAGGTCAGGCTATTACAAGAAGATGGTGTCACTGAGGTTATCGGCACTATCAGCTATCATCCAACAGACGATAGTTTATTAATTTTTAATGTTGATGTTGATACTACACCAGGTAATACCTTAACTGCTATCGATGCTATCATCGACCCAACTAAGGTCACTGTAAATGCCAGTATAACTAGTCCAGCGGCCAATACCAGATACCTAATACTAGATGATATTGGCAGCCTAAACACACCAAATGGTGGAGGACCCATCGCATGGCGAGGCAGCAATGGTCAAGACCTAGTAGCACATGCCAATGACATCATACAATACAACGGCACCTATTGGACTGTTTCATTTGACAGTCGTAGCGATTCTACGCTACAATATGTAAGTAATCTAACCACAGGCACTCAATACAAATGGACCGGAACTCAATGGGTAAAAAGCTGGGAAGGCGAATACAAGGAAGGGCTTTGGACTCTGGTCATATAGAAGGTGTAGGCACTTTCATCTATGCGACATCTACAGGTCGTTATTTGTTTCTGTTACGTGATACCAGCAAATATAGTGGCACTTGGGGATTAGCCGGAGGCAAGATTGACACTGGTGAACAACTATTAACATCACTACACAGAGAACTCAGCGAAGAGCTTGGTTATGATTTTGTTGATGTCAAAGTTATACCCATCGAAAAATTCACCAGCGATAACGGACATTTCAGCTATAATACTTTTCTAATTCCCGTAGACGAGGAATTCACTCCGACTTTAAATTATGAACATCGTGGATATTGTTGGGTCCGTCTAGAAGATCATCCTAAACCGTTGCACCCAGGTGTGTGGCGCACTATTAATTTTTCAGCTGTTATTGATAAGATTAAGATTTTAGAAACAGTGTTATAGATCAGTTTCTAAGACAAAAGTCCTATAGGATATTTGTCGGAAGTTCGTGCAGTATTTGTGGCTTTCTGGTATTGGTGCTTTGCCAGTTAAAGTAACCCAAATAAAATCAACATCATCATATAGTGTAAATAATTCTAATCTATTTTGTATCCATTTATCGCTAGCAACTTCTGTTTCTATCTCATCATATCCGTTGGTGCCAGCATAGACATTAAAATTTTGTCCTGCACTATCTTGTTCACTGAATCCCAATAGATAGATTTTTTTATGCCCATCAAATGCAGCTATATATGCGGCTGTGGTTCCTGCATCAGCATAGGGATTGTAAGGAATAAGATAAAATTTATTTGGATATTCTAATAGATGTATAGCGTTGGTATAGACTATGTTATTCTTTATGTATTGACTATTAGCTAGTTCCTTAACTATATCGTTTCCGTGTGCTACTAAAAAATCTGGGGTAAAATCTCTATATAGAGCATTACATCCATAACTCTGCAGAGTTGTGGCGCCTAATAAACCCATGGGCTTTTTTAAATTCTGTAGATTAAAATCCAATCTGGTGGGACTGTTACCTATAACCACCGCACGATTTGAAATTTGATTATTGGTAACCGCATTAGGAACTGTTTCCACAGTTTCATACCAACGATTCCCTTCTTTCTTTCGTTCGGTGATTATATCTTCGCCGGTGTAATCCTTGCGATAACTTTTAGCTACTTTTAACATTGATCACCTATTATAGAATGTAAGTACCAAAGCATTTAACATTTGCCTGCACCACTGATGATGCAATAACGCCAGTATAATAAACTTGGACATTACCTGCAAGCACGTTAGCACTTAGCACGCCCATGGCATAGCCATTATTAGTTACGCCATATGTAGAAATATAAGCATTACCGTCGCCATCTGTGATAACCTGTGCTTCGTATGTTTCTACATTACCAGTGGCACCTGTTCCTCTCTTAGCTGAAATTATATATTTTGCGCTGGTAAATGTTGTTTGACTACGTGTGGCGATCACATATGGAGTATTATTGGCAGCGATATTAACTGCTGTCTGATTATATGTTATGTCTGTGCCATTTTGTAAATTAAAATCGCCAGCTGTATCAACTAATGTGCGACGCACTGTGCCGCCATCGCTGGTGCCAGTCCATTGTGCTGTTCCATCATCATCTGCAATCAATTGATTGATACCATTACCATTGGTAATTGAGCTAACCGTTGCAGTGGTTGTTAGAATACGTGCATCGATCACATCACCAGGTGCTGGCGGTTCAGTGAATGTTAACACATTACCAGTTACTGAGTAGGCTAGTGTTGGGAACTGCATCACACCGTTAATGCTAATAATCGTTCCTGCTGTAGTTCCGTCAGCTTGTAGAGTAAAGTTAGTATTTGTTCCATCCACATTACCAAATCCGCCTGCTACATTACCTGCAAATTGACGACCACTGATAACTGTAAATACAGAACCTGCAATATTCCAGTCAGTACCATCATAGAATTCTAATGATGTAGTTGTTGTATTGAAACGCAACATACCTGCTACGTCATTGGCGCCTTGACTACTTGGTCGTGCGCCTGTAGGGCCAACTGGAACCATCATCGATGTCGCACCGCTAACTTTCAATATTGCGCCGGGTTGAACTGTGAGATTTGCACCACCAATAATCACTGTTTCTGTTGTGGATCCGCCCACACCAACTACGTTGGCAAAAATCGCCACGTTACCTGATGTTGAACTCTTAACAGTAAATGCTTCTATACCGTTGGTGCTGTTTATTGTAGCTCCTTTACCGACATATAGATTTGTTAGGATACCAACACCGCCGCGTGTGGTTAAGGCACCTGTGGTTTCAGAACTTGATGGAATCGCAGTTTGGATCCCAACATTGGAAAATGCGCCACTTAGTATAACTCCAGAAACAGTAAGTCCTGAGGATAATTGGATATCTTTGCCTGCAGCTGCAGTTACAACTAAATTTCCAGTTGATGTATAGACATAGCCATCTCCTGGTCTTATTAAATCTGCTGACTGGCCTGCAGAGTTAAAATTAATACTTGCGATACCAGTGGCAATATAACCAGCTGTATTAGTGCCATTATTTGTAAGTGCTACAAATTCTGAAGTAGCTGTTTGTTGAGTGCTGATATTTTGAATGCTGATTCTTGAGAAACTATTAGCATTGCTTGTAAACTGTGCGAGATTTTCTGGGTATAGAGTTCCACCAGCAACATCAAGACCTACAGTTAATCCACCGCGACCACTATAAGCAACACCTGTGGTGTCACCTGCGATATTTAAATTACCACGGACACCAACACCACCTTGGACTTTTAATGCACCTGTGCCGGCATTAGTGCTTGCGGTAGTTGCTTGTATATTAGCACCACCTTGCACTGTGGTTACACCACTTGATGCACCTAAGGTAATATTAGAAGTTCTACCAAAATTGATAGTTGTCGCTACTGTGTCAAACAAGGCCTGTGTTAGGCTAGCACCAACTATAGTTGGATTCTTGATAGTCACTGTGCCGCTTGTGCTACCTAAATTAATAGTAGAACCTTGACCAAACGCATCAATTGTTGTTGGTGTGTTTAGTAACAAATAATTGCCTGCAGATGTTTCTAAACGTGTGCCAGTTTGGAATATGTTACCACCAATACCCACACCGCCAGCTGTTTTAAATGAGCCTGTGGTCGCTGATGTTGAATCTTGTGTGTAAGTTAATGTTAGATTACCAGCGCGGATTGGATCAAATATAGTGTCGCTGTTAAACGTTATGGCTGTGCCATCGGGTTCTGAACGGACGTTACTAAAGAACTTCCATGTGTTGTCACTGTTGTCACGAACCACACCACTGTGTTGATAAACATTACCAGTATTATCAATAGGATTAGGTCCTACGAAGTTACTGTAGAAACCAATATCATAGTTGTATGGGAATGTGTTAGCCGCATCGAAGTAAACTAATGGATCTTGAACTGTGATGATCTGATGCGTGACACCAAAGATGTTACTTGCATAGATATTGCCGCCTACCCAAAGATCTTTAGCGATACTACCACCGCCAGCGACTCTTAGAGCACCGCTTGTAGCGCCTGCTTCAGTTGAGTTAGTTGTGTTATTAAATGTTACTATACCAGTTGAAGTTAACGAGCTATTTAAGAGCGTAGGACTGTTAACTACTAGATTACCGCCAACATTTAAGTTACCAGCTATACCTGCTCCACCAGCTACTTGTAGTGCACCAGACGTTGTGGTCGTAGACGCTGTGGTTCTAGATATGATCAAACCAACATTATTTTTAAATCTAGCCTGTTCGTTAGGGGTAGATAATCCAGCAGTGGCAAATATGATGTCATTTTCATGCCAGGTGCCTAATACCAAATTACCGCCGCCTGTGGTTAGATTACCATGCACATATAAGTAACCATCATTGGGTTTGCTTAGTTCATATCCAGCGGCATTGTAGGTGCTGCTATTGATACCCATGTCAATGAACGTATCTGTTTGCGTTCCGTTGTCGGCTGTTGCTACGAAGTCTGAGCTGGCATTCCCGCCGCTGTTGATGTTTTGCAGATTGATCTGTATGTAATTATCTGCATTACCTGAAGACTGTATGGTAGTAAAGTCTTGTGGTGTATATCCGATAACACCCGCATATAATGCACCAGAACCTACAGCATTACCGTAGAATACACCAGTGTTAGAACTAATAACAAAACTATTACCAACAACATTTAGGTTACCACCTAAGAATAAGTTACCTCCAACAGCAACGCCGCCATTTACTATCAATGCACCTGTGGTGGTATTAGTAGAAGCTGTGTTAGCTGAAAATGTTACTTGACCGCTGGCAAATAGTGTAGTAAACGCACCCGTTGATGCTGCGATATTACCTATAGGAGTTGAGTTGATTGCGGCCGCACGTGTTAAGCCTAATAGGACATTGCCTGCAATGTTTAATGTATCACCATATATAGTTGATATATTAGCTGCGGTCACTGTCGCTTGGCTTATAACAGCGTTGGCTAGAGTTGAAACTCCCGTAGCAAGAAACTTAGCTACAGATAGATTGGCTAGTCCTATAGCGTTGACATTACCATAGGTAGTGCCTGCTTCAGCAGTGGTTATCAGGCGGAATTCTTTAAATGTTTCGCTCCAGATAAAGGCTTTGTTATCTGCTGTGCCTCTATTGAATATCAAACCTTCATCGTAGGTATTAGTGCCAGCAAAACCGTTGTTTAGAACGATCAATGGATCGTTAACGTAGGTATTAGTAGAAGCTACTGTAGTAGTTTGGCTGCTGCCTAGGACAAACAAGTTACCTGCGATCAATAAATCGCCTGGAACTGTGACGTTACTGGCAAACAGTGTGCATGTGATAGATCC